ACTGGAAGGCAGGATTCTTCTCTGGTTCATGCGCCACTACATTACCGATGGTCGTCTCGTTAAGATCGTTGGGGTGGGAGATACGAAGTTCATACCACTTACGCATGTCCCCGATGCCGTCAAATTCGACATTATCGTGGACCAAGCGCCAACGGCTCCGGATGTACGAGAACGGACATGGGAAGCGCTTATGCAGATTGTTCCTGCAATGCTCAAGGCTGGTGTGCCGTTGCCTCCGGATTTGCTTACGTATGCCCCGCTTCCGCAGGATTTGATCCAGAAGTGGCAGGCCTTCATGCTGAAGGCGCAACAGCAATCTCAAGTCTCGCCCCAGCAAATGCAGCAAATGCAAGAACAACTGCAATCGCTACAGCAGCAAAATCAGCAGTTGCAGCTTCAGATGAAGGATCGAACCCAAGAACTCCAGATGAAGTGGATCGAGCTACAGCAAGAGTTAAAGCTTAAAGAAGCGAAACTCATGGCTGACATCCAATTGAAGAACAAGGACGTGGAATCGCGCCTCTTGCTGGATGCTCATGCTCAGGATCAGGAAACCACGCTCAATCAGCAGCAGGCTCAACATGATATGAGCATCAAGAAGGAAAGCGCGGCAAATGACATGAAAGTGAAAGCTGCTGCCGCTGGCCTCGCGCCCCGTGAAGACGGGGAAGTGAGTGTAAAACTTGATGCCGCTGAGATTTCGACTGCGCTCCAAGACGTAACGAAGATGTTCGCAGAGAGCGTGAAGGAAATCATTCAGACCATGAATGAACCGAAACAGGTTGTGCGGGACAAGGATGGAAATCTCATAGGAGTTCGCCCTGTGGCGAAGTTACCCAAATGACAAGCTACAAGAAAATTGCAGAGGAAGCGGAGCAAAAATTGACGGATGCTCTCGCTGAAAACGCCGAACTGAAGCAGCGTATCTCCTTTCTGGAAGAAGGCATCATAGCCGAAATGGGCGGTGCGCTCTCTGACGATGACGCAAAGACCGTGTTGACGGCCTTTGCTAATCGAGCCAAGACAAAAGACGAACTGCTCTTGCTTATCCGTACTCTCACAAGGATTTAATCATGGCTTTCGAAGCTCTTCCCGCTGAATACGACGAATTCTTCAAAACGGGTGTTGTACCTGACTCGCTAAAGGAGCCGGCGCCCGTCGTTGAGCCGGCTGCTCCTGCTGCTACACCTACTGCTGAAGTTAAGCCGGCAGAGGTAGCGCCAACCCCTACCGTTACGCCTCCTACGGACGCTTATGACCGCTTGCTCCGTGAAGCGGAACGCCAACGCATCGAGCTTCAGAAGAAAGTCGAGGAATTGCAGGGCACTGTTGGCAAACTGACGGCGACGCCTGCTCCGGACCCGAACGAGGACCCGTTGGGATTCATCAACCATCAGATGAAGACCTTGCAGGATCAAATCGCAGCGCTGACGAAGCAGCAGCAAGAGGCTTCGCAGCAAACGACGGAGCAAACCCAGCAAGTGGCTTTCCTGTCTGCGGTCAATAATCAAATCAAGACGTTCGAAGCGACCAATCCGGACTATCAGGAAGCCTATCGGCACATGATTCAGATGCGGTCGCAGGACTACATCGATTCCGGGATGACGGCGACGGAAGCCAAGGCGGCTGTCGCCAATGACGAACTGGCGATTGCCGCTCGGGCGATGCAGCAAGGCAAGAATCCGGCCGAAATCGTCTATGGCATGGCAAAGCGGTACGGATTCAAACCCGCTCCCGCCAAGACGACGCCGGAAAACAAGCTGGAAACAATCAAATCCGGCTTGGAAGCGTCCAAGACCGTCGAGCGAGGCAGTCAGCCGACCGAAGTATCGCTTGATTCGCTCCAAAACATGGGCGATTCCGAGCTTACCGAAATGGTTGAGAGCCAATGGGAGAAGCTTTTCGGGAAATCGAAGAGCATTTTCGGATGAGCCTGCTGAAAGACGTTACGACCGAGAACAATGGGCAATGGTTTTGTCCAATCCGGATATTTGGCTGTCTCGCGGCACTGGTTTTTCTGTTCTTGGAAATATGGCAGGTCTGCATCAAGCAACACGACTTCGATATGATGGTGTTTGCGGGTGCATTTGCCTCCATAATCGCCGCGTTTGCAGCGGCGATTACAGGCAAGGGCAGGTTTATAGAGGGTAATCCTCCGGAGATGAACAATGGCAAATGACGGGTACGTACAAGTACCGCCTAACTCTACAGGCGGGAAAGTGGACTGCGCCAGCCTATCGGTTTCCGGTCAGGCTGTGTTGCGCCAACGCATTGTCATTTCAGATAACACTCATTCAGCGAATTATGCAACCGTTACCGGTGGGGGTCTCAACGTCAATCCGAGCGCGGTGGCTGTTTCAGGGACGGCTGTCGTCACAGGGACCGTTAATATTGGGAATACGGTCGCCGTTTCGGGAACTATCGACAAAATCAGTGCAACGGTTGCCGTTTCAGGAAACGTCACGGTCGATAAGATCAGCGCGACGGCTGTTGCCGTCATCGCCGGTTTTCTCGATCCTTCTGGACAGCAGCGCAATCTTGTGGACAGCGCAAACCTTGCGCTCCGCGTCAATGTTGTCGCCGGAAGTGGCTCAGGAGCAAATCCAGTATCCCTTGCTGCCGGAACCGCCAATATTGGCTTCATCAATAACATTTCCGCGACCGTCGTTGCCCAAGTTACGTCGCTACCTGCGAACCTAGGGACGGTAAATAACATCAGTGCGGCGGTGTCGGTGACATTGCCGGCCAACATTGGAACCGTCAACAATATCTCAGCCGCCGTCGTCCTAGCGGCGGGTACGAACAATATCGGCTCGCTGAACAACATCAGCGCGACGGTGGTGTCCCAAGTGACGAGTCTGCCGGCCAATATCGGCACGGTCAATAACATTTCCGCTGCGGTAGTGCTTGCCGCTGGCACAAACAACATTGGTACGCTGAACAACATTTCGGCGAACGTCAATGTGGTCTTGCAGGCCGGAACGAACAATATCGGCATAATTCAGGCGATATCGGCGACAGCATTTGCCGTTGTTGCGGGGCCCGTTGGCGTTAATGCGTCCATCACGGCTGGAAATGCTCCTGTTTTGGCTGGCGGACGCGTCAAAACATCCGCTTCCACGACGGCGACGGCGCACAGTGCGGTTTTTCTGTGGATGGATAAACAAGGGCGGGCAATTGTCCAACCGAGGCATCCTTCGTTGCCGCCTTCTGCTACACACGGCCCAAAGTCTGTTACACTTTCCGCGTCTGCTAATACGGTGCTTGTTGCATCGGCTGGAACTGCGGCGATTTTTGTGGACAGTTTGCTCATAACGAGCAATTTGGCGGCGGTGACGAAAGTTGACTGCTATACACAAAATAACTCTGCTGCTCCAGAAGTGTCGGCATATTTGGGGGTCGGCGGCGGTGGTTTTAACCGTGAATTTGATCCGCCCTGGCAGATTTCAGCCGGACAACCGTTGGTTGGAAGACTGAAACCCAGCGCTTCGGCGCAGGTCATAGTGTGCGTTCATTTCCACGTAGGTCCAGCGTAAGGAGTTTGTCATGGCTGCAAAGATCAACAAAACCGTCAAAATCTCGTTGCAACGCGGTGCCGGCATTCACAAAGCCGAACCGGATGTAATGATGGGCGGTGCAAGCAATACAGGTAATTATGACGGCGTGAAACGTCGTGGCGGCGCATCGCCTGCTACCGGTAACGGCTATGGCACGGCTCGCGGTCTTGGCGGCGGCGCCAAAACTTCGTCTACCGATACTCGCCGGACTGGCTCGGATTCGGACGGCTATTGAAATGGCTACGACGGCTGGTGGTGGATATCACGGCACGGTCGTCGATACCGGCGGCAATACATTTGTATTGAACAAAGGTACGGCGAAAATCACGAAGAATGGAGCAGATTCGGTCGTTCCTAAGACGCCGACCGAAATCTTCTTCAACGGTGATTCGCTGGTGTACTGCAAGTCGGTCGATGGCGTTTGGTACAAATACAACGGCTCTGCGTGGGTTGTCTCGCCAATTCATCCAAGGGATATGTGATGAAATTACCCAATGATCGCCCAAAGGGTTCCGCGAATCCGCCGAAAGGCAAATGTATGACGCCAAATGCTCCTGAACGGTCCAAAAAGCAGAGCAAGGTTGGCGTGATGGGCAAAGACGACGATGGGGCTCGCAAGCACTACCATCGCGGATTGCTGAGTGGGAAAAAACGTGGCTAAACTGACTGCATCGTCGCGCAAGAAAATCCCGACATCCAAGTTTGCGGAGCCGGGGAAGCGCAAATTCCCGATTCAGGACAAAGCGCATATCCGTGCCGCTGAATCCTATGAACGGTTTGCTTCTCCTGCCGGCAAGGCAAAAATCAACGCAGCGGCCAAAAAGGCTTTTGGCAAGAAAGGCGGTCGAGGTCGATAATGCCGCTCGTCAAAGGCAAGTCTCGCGAAGCAATGAGCCAGAACATCCGCACGGAAATGGCGGCTGGCAAGCCTCAAAAGCAGGCCATTGCGATTGCGTACTCACAAGCTGGAGAGAGGCGCAAAAATGCAAGCAAAGCTAAAGGTCATCGTAGACCTAAACGATGACATCAGCGCTCCCGAAGTGGAGCGTATGGTTGCCATCTTCCTCGCTGAATTCCTCGATTCCAAGGGCCATCCCGGTAATGTCACCGTGCGCGTGGTCACGCTTGACCCTGATGCCCGGATTGCCAAATGACTGTCACCGTCATTACTACCGGGACTTCCACAACCCTGGATGCGACCTGGAATCCCGCCAATAACTCCGTCGAGTGCATTGGCGGCGGTGGTGGCGCATCTGGCAATGGCAACTTCGGTTCCACGGGTGGCGGTGGCGGCGCATGGTCGGAGGTCCTCAATGTCGGCTCCGCCGGTCAGGTTGTCACTATAGCAATCGGCCTTGGTGGCGCTGGCAACAATCTCGCTACGGACGTGGGCGCTGCCGGTACGGCAGGTGGGGATACCACGTATGGGGGCGCGTCCATTGGTGCTTGCACGTGCGGCGCCAAAGGCGGCATTGGCGGCGGATACGGCGGTTCCGGCAATCTCTCCACCATTCCCGCGTCCGGTGGTGCGGCCACTGCCGGTGTGGGCACAAACACATTCAGCGGAGGTAATAGTGGCCTCGGTGGTGGTACGGCTGGCGTTGAGTCTGGTGGTGGCGGCGGTGGCGGTGGCGCTGCTGGTCCTGCTGGCAATGGAAATAATGGGGCTAATGGCGTCACCGCGAGTACTTCCGGTAATGGCGGGGCTGGCGGCACTGGTGACGCTGGTTCTGGTGGAACGGCTGGCACTGGAGGCACTTCAGCAACTCCTAATGGAGGCGCTGGCGGAACGTCGCAAGACGGGGGTGGTGGTGGCGGTGGCACGTACAACAGTATGGGTGCTCCTACTGGCGGCAACGGCGGTGCTGCCGGGGCCGGAGGCGGGGGATCAGACAATACGGGCACAGGCGGCACAGGCGGCAAGGGGCAAATTCGACTCACCTGGACCCCAGCCAGTAGCGGCGGATCGACAACTACACCGCTGAAATGCTTACTCAATGTGGGGGTTTAAATGCTGCTCGCGCTTTGGGCCGATCAGTTCGACCCCGCACAATGGCCTCCCGCCCCCATTGTTACGCCGCCGGCTCCGAAGAGCCCGACGAACGCCGGCTCAGGCCAATATGTTTCTCACTATGATGACGAATATTGGCAAGCCAGGGAAGCGCATCTAAAGCGCTTTCTCCCGGTAGAAGTCGGAAAGCATGTTGTCGAGCGGTTTCCGGAAGCTGAAAAACTGGCGAAGCACCGCAATGAGATTGCGGCTCGCCTACCTGAAATGCCGAATTTGCAGGCATTGGTCGATCTTGGCGACATTATTATCGATCTGGACTTGCAAATTGAAAAATTCAGGATAAAATGCGACGAAGAAGCGCTACTTGCGCTGCTTCTATAAGGCAATTCTGCGTGATGTAGGATTGACCCCCATGTCGTGATGACCGAATTTGCGCGCTGCGTAAAAAGCGTGCGGGTTTGTTTCCTCTATTTGAGGTCATCATGGCAGTTACCGCATTTGCAACAGGCGACTCGCTTGCTGTCAAGCTGTGGTCTAAGAAGCTTGCCGTTGAAGCCCTCAAGCAGACCTGGGTGTATAAGTTCATGGGTACGGATGACAATTCTGTCATTCAAATCTTTGACGATACCCAGAAATCGGCTGGTGACCGGATTCGCATCCCGTTGCGCCGACTGCTTGCAGGTAACGGCGTAGTCGGCGACCAAACGCTGGAAGGCAACGAAGAACGCATCAACTACTACTCGGATGACGTGTTTATCAACCAACTGCGACACGCAGTCCGAGAGGGTGGTAAGTTCACTCGCCAACTGGTTCCGTTCGATATTCGCGAGCATGCTCGCGCTGGCCTCCAAGACTGGTGGGCAGACCGCATCGATTATTGGTTTTTCAACCAAATCTGCGGAAACGTCGTACAAACGGATGTTCGTTTCACGGGTTTGCAATCGACCATTTATCCGGATTCGCAACACCTTGTCATTGCTGGCGGCTCCGCTGGTACGACTACGGTGGGCTCGCTCTCGGCGGTGGCAGCGAACGGCTTCAACTTGAACCTGATTGACGTATGCGTCGAAAAGGCGAAGTCGATGGACGTTCCGATTCGCCCGATCATGATCAACGGTGAAGAAAAGTACGTGATGTTCCTGCATCACTACCAAGTCACCGATCTTCGTGAAAACACCAACACGGGCCAATGGTTCGACATCCAGAAAGCAGCAATGCAGGGTGGCAACGTCACCAAAAACCCGATCTACACGGGCGCAATTGGCGAATACAACGGTTGCATCTTGCATGCATCGAACCGTGTGCCGCTGGCGTGCGTAACGGGTTCGGCGGTGGCGAATACCCGCATGGCAGCATTCTGCGGCGCACAGGCGGTTGGCATGGCGTTTGGCCGTGAAAACGGCCCCGAGCGGTTCAACTGGGTCGAGGACTATTTCGACTACGAGAACCAGTTCGGTGTGGCGGCTGGTTGTATCGGTGGACTGAAGAAGCTCGTCTTCAACGGTTCGGACTTTGCCACGATTGCTGTAGCGACGTATGCCGCTGCGCACAACTCTGACTAAGGAGTAAATCATGGCAACTTTCACGGCTACAGCAGCACAGACCAATTCGTCTGGGTTCTTTCTCAGCCCCCCGAAGTACAACGAGAAAGGTGTCCAGGCGCGGACGGTGCAATACATTCCGACTGTGGCGGAATCCGCTGGCGACGTTTGGAACGTTCTTGTGATTCCGAAAGGCGCGGTGGTCCTGGACGGCTACGTTCAGGTGGCCGGCCATACGGGCGGCAATGGAACGTTTGCGGTCGGCGACTCTGGCGCAGCAGCGCGGTTCGGTTCCCTGTCCTATTCGGTGAGCGGCGTGCTGCGCTTCACCCAGGGGCTGGGGTACTCGTACTCCGCTGATACGGTGATCCAGATTTCCAACGCATCGGTCACGACTGGAACCGCCACGGGCACTGTCCGTCTGTGTATCACTTACGCGTTCGACCAAGCTGCTGACGGTAACTCCGGCAGCAACTAACCTCTTCAGGAGTGGGAAGTTTGCCCTGGTGTAACAGCCAGGGCTTTTTTTCGCCTGTGATATTCTGATACCTGCAAAAATTGCAGACGAGGAATTTCACATGCAGGTCAACATGCACCTCGCGCGCCGCGATCTGGTCGCGCTCTTTGGTCTCTCTCCCTCCCCAGTCAAACCCAAGAACCGATTCTACGAAGCTCTGACCCTGGAGCAATCCGGGAAGCTGAAGGAAGCGGAAGCCATCTACATTTCCATGCTGGACGATCATTTCGGGAACGTCGGCCTGTGCGCCGCGCTCGGGATGAACTACGCGGTGCAAGGAAAACATGGCCTCGCGAATCAGCTTCTTACGTATGCACTTACACACTTCGAAAGTCTGGACAAGGACCTGAAGGCGGTCGAGGTCTCGCAGAACGAGATTCCCCAGGAGCGCTGGATGCGGCTGAAGCGCGCCGAACTGATGAACGCCATCGGCACGACTTGGAAGCACGAAAACAAGATCGAGAAGGCGCGGTACTGGTTCGAAAAGGCCAAATCGGCCTTTGGCGAGCCCAATGCCGACATTGAGAACAATCTGGCAACGCTCTATATCAACGAGGGTCACCCAGAACGGGCGATGTCGCACCTGATGGAGGCAATCCGCCTGGACCCGGAGCATGCGCAAGCGCGGTGGAACCGCTCGCTGGCTTATCTGGAAACCGGGCATTACGGAGAAGGATTCGACGAATATCGCTGGGGCAAACGCGCTTCCGTGCGCATGGATCGCCAGTTCGATAACAAGCGGCAAATTCCCGAATGGGATGGCACAAAGGGCCAACGTGTCGTTGTCTACGGAGAACAGGGGATCGGCGATGAAATCCTGTTCGCCTCATGCTTGCCCGACATGATTCGGGACTGCAAGGAAGTTGTCTTTGAGTGCCATAAAAAGCTGCATCGTCTCTTCTGCTCCACCTGGAGGGATATGGATATCTATGGCACGCGGGAAGACGAGGAACTCAAATGGCCTTTCGACTCCAGTGGCAATCCACGGTATCAATTCGACGCCAAGATTTCGATTGGCGATTTGCCAAAGTTCTATCGGCGAAACATCGAAGACTTCCCTGGCACTCCCTACATTAAATGCAGTACTGAGGCTGAATTGAGGTGGGCACAAAAGCTCAACTCCGTGCTGCCAAAAGACGGCAAGCCGGTGATTGGCATCAACTGGATTGGAGGAATGAAAAAGACGCGGGTAGAAGTGCGTTCGTTGACGTTGGAACAAATGCTTCCAATCCTACAACAGGACGCTCATTTCGTCTCACTCCAATACACGCCATGTGAGACCGAGATTTACGAGTTCGAGCAAAAGTATGGAATCAAAATTCATAACTTCCCTGAAGCGTCGTATAACGATCATTATGACGAAACCGCAGGTCTGGTTGCAAACCTTGACTTGGTTATCACTTGTTGCAGCAGCGTTGTCCATTTGGCAGGCAGCATGGGGGTTAGCACTTGGGTTCTCACTCCTAGCCGCCCTGCTTGGCGCTATCGCTTAGACCTGGACTACATGCCGTGGTACGGAAAGGTGGTGACGTTGTTCCGCCAAAAGCCGGATACCGTCGATTGGACGCCAGTGGTAAGCGAAGTAGCGGAAAACCTTCACTCTCTCATAGAGGCAAAGAATGCGGTACACGCATGAATATCAAGCATTGCAAGAGCAGCTACATGCACGTGGCGACTATGGCATTTCCGGTCAGAAGCACGCCGACAAAATCATCGAACTGTCGAAACGCCTCGGAACAAAGGACGTGTTGGACTATGGATGTGGGAAGAGCACGCTTGCCAAGTCTCTCCCGTTTTACATACAACAGTACGATCCGTTTATCCCGGCATATGCTGCCGACCCCAACCCGGCTGATTTGGTGGTGTGCTCTGACGTGCTGGAGCACATTGAGCCTGCGTGTCTCGGTGACGTGCTGGAGCACATCTACAGCAAGACAATGAAGGCGCTCTTCATAGACGTTGCCACGCGGCCTGCACAGAAAGTGCTGGCCGATGGTCGTAATGCCCATCTGATTCAGGAGAAACCGCTATGGTGGTTAAATCGCCTCGCGATTTGGTTCGACCCTCAGTCCATGGTCACCTATCAAGGCGGCTTTATCGCCGTCTGCGTTCCCATTCCGAACCCCGTCCCGACAAGCAAATGAAACCGTTTAAGATATTCATCGGATATGACCCTAAAGAGGCAGTGACATGGCATGTTCTAGCCCACTCGATCATGATCCGCTCGTCTATTCCTGTCGCTATTATTCCTATTGCGCTCGCCAATTTGCGTGGCATCTTCAATCGACCCAGGGACGAGCGGCAATCGACGGATTTTACATACGCGAGATTCCTTACTCCCTACTTATCTGGTTACGAGGACTGTCTTTTCATGGACAGTGACATGCTATGCCTGTGCGATATAAAGGAAATAATCGACCTAGCGGCGATGCAGCCCTACTCAGACGTGCTCGTCGTGAAGCACGACTATCAGCCGACGACGGAAAGAAAGTTCCTCAACCAGGAGCAAACCCGCTACCCGTGCAAGAACTGGTCGAGCCTGATGTTCTTCAACGGCCACAGAATGGCTCCGCGCCGCCTGACGCCGGATTACGTCAACGCGGCGAGCGCAATGGACTTGCACCAATTCAAGTGGGCGGACGACGTAGGAAGCCTGCCGCCTGAATACAATCATCTGGTTGGCGAGGTTGTAACAAAAACCCGTGCTAAAATCGTCCACTATACGCTCGGTGCGCCCTGCTTCCGGATGTACCAGAATTGTGACTATTCGGAAGAGTGGTTCGAGGAATTGGGCAGGATGACGCACTGCGATGATCCAATTTTGGAGAATTTCGGTGCCTACTTATCTGGACGTACAGAACGAAGTGGCGGACATTCTGAACCGGACTGTGTACACGACACAGATTCAGGCCGGGATTCAGAAGGCAATCCGCCAGTATGAGACAGAGCGGTACTGGTTCAACGAAACCGTTACCGCGCTGACCTGCACGCCTAACGTCGAACAGTTGGCGATTCCCGGCGACTACCTCTTTTCTACGCGGATGGAGATTATCCAGGCCTCCGCGTATTTGCCCATGATTGTCCGTCCCTTCTCGGAAATCCGGCAAATCAACATGAACGAATCCATTGGTCTTCCGATTCGCTTTTGCGAATACGGCAAGAACTTCTGGCTGGCAAATGTCCCTGATAGCGCCTATACGGTCATGGCGTATTACGTTCATAAACTCCCCGCTCTGTCTGCCGACACCGATACCAACGATTGGCTTTCAGCAGCAAGCGATGTGATTATCGCGTGCGCGGCCAAATACGTGAATCTGCTGTACATCAAAGATACGAGCGCGGCTCAAGCCTGTGCGCAAATGGAACAAATGTTCAAGGCCCTGGAGCTTGATACGTTGCGCGACCAGATGTTTGAAAACAAGTTGCGTCCGACTCACTTTTGAGGCAATCATGAATTTGCAAGATTTGATGGCGATGATGAATGGCTCCTCGGTGGGCGGGCAAGCTCAGCGTTTCGGCATGGCCCAAGGCATGCAGCCTGGGCAAATGCCGCAAGTCGCGCCCATGACGCAGCCAAACACAATGCCTACGTTCTCTATGCCCGGACAAGGCGGTGGAACGGGGGTTGCGGGCGGCATGAACGGCACGCCATTCTCTGGCAACCAGATGACCGCGTTGGGGTTGATGGGGGCGAACCTGCTCAACCGTAACGGTAACGGTCTGCTCGGCGGCGCAATGAACCCGCAAATGCTGTCGCTGCTGCCCATGCTGATGGGGCAAGGCGGTGGCGGTGCGGGCGGGCTAATGAGCCTATTCGGTGGGGGTCAATAATGTTTGTCCCCGTTGCCGAATGGTTGCCGGATCAGCCGCCGTTCAATAACCCAGGCGGCAATCGGGCATTCAACGTCATCCCTGGATATAACTGCTATGAGCCCATGCCGGCGATGACGCTGAAAGCAACCGGGCCAACAGGGGAAATCCTGGGATCGATCAACGCTCGCGACCAAGCGAACAACAACTACACCTACTGCGGTGACGTGTCGGCGCTCTACGTACAAAGCGGAGTCTCGCTTGTGCCGGTTACAAAGGTCAGCGCGACCTATGCGGTAGCGAACCAGGATACGTGGGAATTCGTTCCCTGGAATCAGACGGTCATTGCCACTAATGGCACGGACCCCATGCAGGTTATCAGCCTGGGCGCGGCCAACTTCGTAGACCTGGGCGGCGGCTCGCCCAAAGCTCGGCATCTTGCAATCATTAACAATTTCGTCGTTGCCGGCAATATCTCCGACAGCGCTACGCAAGTACAGCGGGTGCGCTGGAGTGCGCTTAACAACTCCGGTAGCTGGACGCAGGATGCGACTGTCCTCGCGGACTTGCAAGACCTACCCGGTGACGGTGGCTGGGTGCAAAAGATCGTAGGCGGCGAACAGGGTGGGTTCGTTTTCCAGGAGCGGAAGATATGGGCGATGAACTTCGTGGGCTCCCCGCTCATTTTCCAGTTCAACCCGATCCACCAAAATGTAGGCGCATACGCGGCACAAAGCGTCATCAATTTCGAGAACCTGATTTACTTCCTGGCCGACTCTGGGTTCTATTCGTTTGATGGAACGAATGTCACGCCTATCGGACAGGGCAAGGTGGATAAGACGTTCTTTGCCGATTTGGATACGAGCAACATTGCCAACATTCGTGCGGCTATCTGGCCGGAAAAGAAGCTTGTCATGTGGGCCTATCCAGGTATTGGCAATGTCGGCGGACGCCCAAACCATATCATGGTGTATTCGTGGCAATACCAGCGGTGGTCGCGCATCGATATCCCACAGGCGTTCGATAGCGGCTCTATCTCGCACATTGCGTTGACGGCTACGCCGGGTGTGACGCTGGAGGGCTTGGACGCGTACTGTGCGAGCAACATGGATGCCCTCGTCATCTCTATGGACGACCGCTCCTGGACGGGCGGACAGTTGATCTTTTCGGCATTCAGCGGCGGTAGTCTGTACTACTGGAATGGCACGGCAATGTCGGCGGACGTGGAAACGACCGAGCTTAACCCGCAGATGCAGATTTACCCGAACGTGATGATGCAGCAAAACGACAACATTCGTCTGTTCTCGCAGATCAATGAAGTCTGGCCGGCGGTGGATGGCTTGTCGCAGTCTGCGGTTGCCATTGCTATATCCTCGCGGGCTAAGCTGACTGACCCTATTAGCGAGGGTCAGGCAATGTCTCCGATCAGTGCGGGATTTGTAGAATCTCGCCTCGTCAATCGCTTCTTCCGCTTCCGGATGACGACGGATGGGGCGACGGATTTCAATTTCATACAAGGCGTGGATATCCAGTTTGAAGGTGCGGGGAAACGATGACTATTTCCGCTGGCAACGCAACCGTCTCAGTTCC